CAAGATCTTTTAAACCAGAAGTTGCATCTGTTATTTGATCTTTTAAACTTTTTAATCCACCAATTGCTCCTGATAATTGACCAGCAGCATCTTGTATAGAAGAAGAAATACCTTTTGCTTTTTCTATTATCGAATTAACATCTAACTTAGCAATAATTACTGGTCCTTGTCCTGGACTCCACTCTTTTGCATCAGTACATTTAGGATCAGGTTTACAGTCAAGAATTGTTAAAGCATCAGTTGCAAATCCAACAAGATCTTCTCCAATATCAATTGCTTGCCCCAAAGATTGAGTTATATTCTTAATAGGATTTAAAATATTTGCAATCTGACTATCAAGAATTCCTGTAATATTACCCAACAATCCCCCTAAAAAATCTTCAGCTGCACAAGTTGGAGCATTAATAAACCTATCCAAAATATCATCTATAAATCCACCAACCATTCCAGATAAATTCTCCATCAAATTTTTAAACAAACAACCCATTCCCTCAGTTGCTTTTGCTATTTCTTTTGCAAGTGCAGGTCTTTTTGAAGGAAGAGTTAGATGATATGTTTTCGTTAATGCTCTATTTACTTTCTTATTAACATTTCTTTGAATACCATCAACTATTCTTTTAACATTACCTGTTATTTCTTTTGTAGCTCTACTAGTAGCTTTTTGAATTTCATGCTCTATACTATCAATCTTAGTGGAGACTTTAGTTTCCCAATCATTGGCAGTCTTTTTAATACGTTGAACATCATTCAACAAATTTTTCATCTCACGTTGAATTGCTGAAGTAGGAGATGGTTCGCAACGTGAATTAGTAGGTAGATTTTTTGGTTTGGATCTATTTTTTTCTTGCTCTACGTCTGCTCCACTTGTAATTTGTTCTGTTGCTACAGAAGAATCACCTATTATACCTTCAGAATTTATATCAGGACCATTTGGATCATTACCACCTTGCCCTCCTCTATCTTTAGGTGGTACATATGGGTTCTTTAAAGTTGCAACTGTAGCACTTTTAACTCCTTTATAACCACCAATTTGATCAGTACCTACAAATTCAGAGTTCTTATTAGAACTTGGTGCATATGAACTAAAAGGTTTGAATGGAGTATCAGGTACATTCTTCAATATCTTAGTATACTGATTGTACCCAATAATACCCATGATTACAGGCATCTGAGCATCAGATCCATCTAAGAAAAACCCATACACAAAATTACCTTGCATAATCTGAGGAGTGTCTACAGCACCTCCAGATACTCCTGCAGTGATTGGATACATCACTCCAGCCCAAGGTAGTTCCTCATCCTTTAAATCATTTACATTTGCGGTATGGTATCCCATAATCCGCACTTTATACCTATAATCAAAACCTTTAATATCATCGTTACTCTTTACCTTAGTTCCAGGCGTATTCATCTTCCAGACTTTACTGGAAGGAATTTGACCTATCCACCAAGTAAATCCATCTCTTCCTACTAAATTTCTTTTAACTAGATCTTGATCAATCATTAGTCGTCGTAAACTTTACATTCCTCTGCATCAGGATGATTGTCACAATAAACCTCTAAATGAGAATCTTCATGTCTTGTGTGCCAATCATTAATCTTACCATCATTCTTATCCACTTCTGATTCATCATGTGCATGAAACGCATCATTATGCATTTCTAAATCTTCTTTTGTATATTCATGTATACCATGATTAGTATGCTCCTTACCATCTTTGGGGTCAATGTAGACCTCGTGATCTAAGTCGTGATTTGGAATTTTAGTTGTCATAAGATCTCCTTAAAAAGATTTTCTTCCATAACTATCTCTAACCAGAGTAACATAAGTAAAACACGTTTTGGGTGTTAGTTCATGTGCAAGGCTAGATATCATATATATGCCACCAGTAACACTGTTATAAGAAGAATCATGTAATTCTGGGAAATCACAATAAATCAAATCACCTGCTTGAAGATCATAATTACCACCTAAAGTAAGTTTTACTTGTATGGTGAATAATTGATTATACCTCATCAAGGATTGAACCATTGTTTGAGCAGCATCCCATGTGGGATTCTCTGGTTTATTTTTCCACTGTTCCAACTCTTCTTCACTACTCTTACCTGGAGGCAATGTTCCGATATCTAATATTCTACTCATCAATCTTGAAACTGGCAACCTAAATTCATCAGCAACACTATCAATAGGGAATTTACCACCAGTTTCAATACCCTCTTGATTTTTAGGTGTAAAATTCCTAACATCATAATTCATCCCATAATAATCAAAAAATATTGTTCTGTTAGAATATGCACCAATCATCAAATTATTATGAAGATCAATATCCCTATTAATATCATATCTAAGAATCTTTCCAGTATACTCTGTTGGTTTTAATGCAGTGTTATTATAGATAAAAGTTTTCTTATATTTGCCAGTAAAAATATTATCAATAGATCTAAAATTAAATCCATCATGTGTCTGGTAGAAAAGAAATCCTGCAGATGCACCTGCCTTACCAGCATTTGCAGGTATTGCTTTAGATGCTAACCAAGTACAAGTATATAAAGGTTTTTTCTCATTACCTATAAAATTATAATCAATCAAAGTTTCATCAATTATACCAAGTCTAGATTTAGAAATCTTAAGACCAGAATCTCCTGATGTGGCTTCAGTTAAAATCGATTTAACACTCTCTGATATTTTACCATTATATCTTTTACATACTCTTGATTGTTCATTAGCTAAAAATTCTCTAGAGCAAAAATCAATATAATAACTATCAATCTGAGTTCCTTTTGTAAGATTACGAACTCTATTTACATATAATGCATTATCACCTTTAAATCTTCTTTCATTACCATCTGCATCAGAAAAAACAATGTGTGCTTTTTCCCCTCCTCTAATCGGAAGATTATCAACTACACCTTTATTACCACCCAACCCAGCTTCTGTAACCTGAATAGTTAATGTTATTGTATTTTTTAAAACATCCTCAAAATAAGTTAGTTCTGTCACTCCAGGACGAATATCTATCATTCCTCCACCCATAGAAGAAAATATATCAAATGTACGGATGTTTCCCGATCTAGTGTTAGAATTCTGAATCATTATTCTTTATAAAGAGCCTGTTTTGTTAATTCTCCAATATTATCTATTTTAATAGGAATAAAGGTTGCTTGAGGAGAACTACTTTTACCAGATATTCCACCACCTTGATTACTTGGAGGAAGAGGGATATTTAGGTCTTCTTCTTCACTATCATCCTCAGTATCTACTGATACATTCTTAATTTGTTCTGTGATTTTCTTTTTATTCTCCGTCCTATTTAAAAGTCTTGCTCTTTCCACATAACTAAATCCTGCCTTTGCTGCTGGACTAGTAGTATCCTGTTGAGCAGCAATCAATATTCTATTTGCTTGTGTACCTGGAATATCTTTATTAATATCAAATGCTATATCTGATTTAAAGTTAGGATTCCTCAATGTCTCCTGTTTAATCCATGACATCTTCTTTAATACTGCTTCCTTAACTGGTGGCTCCATAGCTTCATTAGATCTAATAGAATCTACTGCCTGATTGAAACCCTGCTCAGACATATCAGCAATAAACTTACCAAAATTTGGCATTTTTCCATCTCTATCCATTGTTAACTTTATTCCACCGTAAGCATCAGGATTACCCTCAACCTGTTCATTCTGCATTTTCATCCATTGCATCAGTGAAGGACCAATTACCTCTACTAATTTTGGAGTATCCTCACCCCATTCTTTACCAACATGTTTCTCATCACCAATATATGCACCATCCTTAGCATTAATAGATCCATCCATAGAAATAGTTGGAATACTAGAACTACCAGCAGCAGCATTCATAGCTTTAAAAGTTTCAACACCAAACTTACGAACTGCAGGAGCACTGATAACAAATTCACCTTGTGTCAAATTTGCACGAATCTTATCCACTCCACCCTTTCCTCTTACCAATCCACCCTCATTCATTTTGGAAGTTGCAGATATATCCATACCTAAAGCATCTAATTCAAGCTGCTGATGGAGGCTTTGTGCCAATCTTGCTTGAGGATTTGATGCAAGATAATTTTGCTTATCTTCTTCTGTTAACATCCCTTTTGATCCTCGAAAAAGAGTTTCATTACCTCTTGATTTTGTCTTCCATGCGGATTTCGTCATGGTATCAAAATTACTATCAGTATTTGATTTTTCTTCTATTCCACCACCATAATATTCTGGACCCATCATCTTTGTAAGTTCCACACCATCCGCATAAGTTAATTTCTTTAAAGGAGGTAATCCTAAAAATTCTACTCGTTCTTTGTTAACCCACTTAAGCATATAATCTTCTTGTTGTTTTTTCTCTTCTGGATCAGTTACAATACCACCTTGATTAAAGTTTTGAACAAGACCACCTTGGTTAAAATCAAATGCCTTACCTTCCTTGACTTGTTTTTGATAATCTTCTGACGATACTACCTCATAACCACCAGTAGCTCTATTCTTTTCAATCCTGTTTATTTGTTCTTGCAAACTCTTTTTTTGCCATGCAGGAGTTAAACGACTGTCTCTTTTAAACTCAAGTACTTTTATTCTATTATCAACTACCTGATCATTAGTCATATTACCAGATGTTACCTGACCACCTTTAGCTACAGCATTACTCTTCTTAGTAATAGTTTCACTTTTAGTAATAGTTTTAGTATCTTTACCACTATCCGATACATTCTCATCCTTCTTTCCATTATCCTTCATTTCTTTTTCACTTTTATCTATTTCCTTTTCTAGTTCTTTTAGACTTTCTACATTCTGTTTCGCTTGTTTTGCTTTAGGAAGAAACAGGGCGACAGCAGGATATATTTTATCAATCATAAAATTAAATATACCCACCAATAATCTAGCTCCTGCACCCACAACCTTCACAATCATTTTAAAAATACCCATAATCTCATCAATATATGTGACAAGAACTAATGCTCCAATTCCCATCATTATACTACCAAAAAACTTAGTTGAATGTTTAATAAGAGGGGTAACTAATTTCTTACCAATTCTAAGAGGTGCGGAAAAAATAGATGAAGCCATTCTTCTTGGTAAAGACTGTCTTTTTGACTTACCTTTCTCACTTTTATTTCTAGATTTTAATGACTCCCATATACTACCAGCAACAGAATTAATAGAATCAAGTGCTTTTTTAATATAACTAGAAGTATTTTCTTTCTGATTGGATAAATTCTTTGCTTTATCAATAGCAGAAGTTGATATTACTTTTGATTTAGCAGATACTTCCCTACCAGAATATACAAATGTCTCACCATCCTGTGGTTGAGCAGGTTTTCTCTGAAATAATTTTTCTTTATTTATTTTTGGTTTTTTCTTTTTATCACTACCCTTAGACTTAGCTACAGCCGCTTTCGAGGCCATATTACCTAGAATTTTAACAAGTGCTGGAAAAGCCATTATCCATATCCTCCTAATAATCCATATACACCAGAAGTATAATCACTTTCGACTCCAGATATAGATGCATTTGCTGGAATTTCACTTTGATCAGAACCAGAACCAGAAGAACTTGCGATTTGATCTTGATCCATAGGAACAAGATTAATTTTACGTTCTTTTTTAGCAACCTTCTGTGATATTCTATCCCCTCTATTACTACCAATAGCTTCAAACTGAAGAGTTCCTTTACCCCTCTTATCAAAATCAGTCAATCCCATTGTTGCCCAGTCAGTCACACCACCTGCCATTCTACGGATACCCCAATCCTTTGGAGCTCCTTTCTTATTTCTCTTATCAAAGTCCCACATACCAAGTGTTAAAAAGTCAGTTACTCCACCAGCTACACGTCCTATCCCTCCACCTTGAGCTTTCTTATTAAGTTGATTAACAGTTTCTGTACTCATATTATTGAGTTTCTCAGCATTCCATGTAAGTTTATCCGATTTTCTAAGTTTACCATTATTGATAAATTGTTCTGTAGAAACTTGATCTTTAGATTTATAAGTTCCCATCATTGTAATAGCAGGATGCTGACCATCCATTGATCCAAAATCTCTACCAGGACCACTCTTATATTTTACATTAGGATTATAAACCTTTACCATCCGTTGCCCTCTCACTTCCTCATCAATAATCTTATAACCATGTTTTAAAACTAAGTCATAAGGTTTTAACTTAGATTCTTTGGTAGTAGAACTATCATCAGATATTTGAGAAACATCATCTCCTTTGATTTTTGTATCAGAAGTTTGACCCTCTTGACCCTTAGCTGGTAGTATTTTATTTGTTATTACTTTTCCTTTCTCATTTACTTCAAAATCATTTTCTTGAAGATATTTAATCGCATATGCCATCTCTTGTACAAGTTTATCATCCCTATACTTATTTTTGCTTAATATGGCTCCAGTTTCCTTATTATAATGAAAAACAGTTCCTCCCATATCCTGATTTAGAATATGCCACCAAGGTTTATCTTTTTTTGCAACCTCTGCAGATAACCCTGCTTGGAGACTAGATAACGCCTTCTCTTTACCCCATTTCTTAACAAGTTTTCTTGAAAACTGCCTCGTTACCGCTTGGTCTAGATTATCCATCAATTGACCTACTGCCATATTAAGGATCAGATCAGCTGCTATGACCATCGGTCCACCTTTTATTCCACCTTTTACTTTCGGAATACCACCTTTTATTTTCGGTAAGTTCTTTGGAATATTTTTAGGTATAGTTGTTCCTCCTCCTGTTGTTACAGAAGATCTCTTAAAGGGATTTTTAATATTCTTTGTCTTAGTCTTTAACCATTCTAGTGGACCCCTTCTTACTGGAGAAGGTGCAGTTACACCACCTGATGTAGTAATAGGAGGTTTCGTTCTTAAGGGATTTTTACCTCTGAAAAATTCTCTTACCCTATTAAGTGGACCTTTCTGAAGTTGTTGTCCACCACTTGTTGTTCTTCTATTGTTTATCCTATTGAATCTAGTAGGATCAGTACCACCAGTACCACGAATATTAGGACCACCCCGAATCTTAGGACCACGAAGAAATCCTCTTAGAAATCTAAATCCTCTCCATAATTTCCAAAGTATATTACCAGCAACAAGAAGTAAAATTCCAGCAAATATAGTATCACCATGTTTTGATAAAAAGTCTAAAGTTGCTTCCAACTTTCTCAAATTATCTGGATTTTGCACCCATTTTAATAATGCTAATAATGCAGTACCTACTAAAATACTTTTAAAAAACTTTACTATACCCCCAAGAAAACCTGGTGCAGTTGATTGATCAATTTTTGTTTTTTCACCACTCTCAGTCTCAGTAGCAGCAGTTTTACCTTCTAATACATCCTCTCTTTGCTGTTTTCTTTGTCGATTTAAATTTATTCTAGTTTTATCTTTAATTTTATTCTCAGTTTTTGTTCTATTATTAAAAGATTTTGCTATACCACTTATAGTTTCTAATATCTTAGAAAGTCCAGTTGCAAATATATTCTTATCACTATCTGTTTCAGTATCTAAAGATCGTAAATTATCTCCTATCTTACTTTTATTAAATTGAATAATCTTTTTTATAGAAGAGATTTTCTTCTCGTTATTAGCAACCCTCCTTGACAAAGATCCAACACCTGTTTTTTTCCCAAAAGATTCTTTATTTATTTTTGATCCTTTTATAACTGTTTTCTTTACATTCAATCCTTCTTTTTCCCGAGCGCCTTCTTCCCTCAATTCATTAATTATTTTATCTGCTTCTGATCTTAATGACTTATCAGGCATTAGCTTGTTGCTGCTGTTGTTTTAATTTTTCTTCTTCAATGTGTGCTTCAAGTAATGAAACATAGACATCTCTTTCCCAAGGGATAAGATTTTCTATTTCAGTTAATGAATATTTATGATACTGGATCAAAGCAAAATTTATTTTATAATAATTTTCCAAGTCCATATGAATCATACCTACTCGAAAAAAGACGCTAAGCCCTCAAGTACTACAGTATTTTCATTTTTAGTATTAGGATTAACAAAAGTCACAGTATGAGATAACTTAGGCATTGTCTCAAAGAAAGTTTCAATTTCTTTAAATTGCTTAGAATTCATCTGTTCTAAAAATGCTATTATTTCTTTTTTAGTACAATCTGAAGCAGCCCATACCTCTTCATCATTATAAATTTTCTTCACACAAGAAGCAATCAATTCAAATGATTGATCCATATCAATATTACCATCAAAATCAAAATTATTTTTAACAAATTGATCAAGAGATGGATATGTCATTTCTAAGACTAATTTATCATCCAATTTAATTGTATTATTATGCTTCTCATCTTTTTGAATTTGAACATCATCTAAGTTTATTTCTACAGGGACTGGAGTTTCACCATCATCAGGAGAAATTAGTTTAATTTCTAAAATTTCACCAACAGACTTACCACGAATATTGAGAAACAAATACTCAATATCAAATGTTGGAAGAGTTTCTACTTTTACCCCTCTACTTTGAATACAATTTTTCAATACAGATTTAATTGCATTTGAAATATCTTTAGAATTCTCAGTTTCTAAGGCTAAAAGAAGGAGTTTCTCTTCTTTTACAAGAAAAGGTCTATATTTTATTTTTTTCCCTGTTGATGGCAATTCAAGCTCATATGTGGGAGTTGCAATGGTTGGTAAAGGCATAATAATTCTTTCAGTGTTTTATTTAGGAGGTAATTGGTTATGGTATCCACCATTTATTTCTATTCAATCCTAACCACTGTGGTCCCCAATATCCATCATCCTCACGACCCCAAACTAAATCTCTAGCTTGACTCAAATGTTTATTTAAACCACCCTGATCTTTTCCAAGTTGTCTATCCATAACATATCTAATAAAGGAGAATGCCACATTACATTTTAAAACTTCAGGTTGATTATAAGAGACTGGCATTGCTGTAATTGTTTGAGGAAATGCTCCTACAAAAGTATAATTCAAAGATTCTCTTGCTTTACCCCAGTCATTATTTCTAGTTGCAGCAGCTTTAACATGAGTATCTTTTTCAAATTTAGTTAAATAAATTTCAGATCTATAAGAATCAGGATATCTCATTCTATAGTTACGATTTCTACTCTTAGACATTTCCCTATCATTATTACCAGTGATATAATCAATCCATGTCTCAAATAATTCTACAACATCATAATTTCTATCAACATAAAAAGTTAAATTCATACTCTGATCATATATTCTACGAAATGCCATTTTTTCACTTACACCAGTATAATCATTAGTAACATCATGTGTTGCAACTGAAGATCCTGGTAAAGCAGCATCTGAACATAATAATTCTATCTTATGAATATCACCAGTTTTTCCATTAACAGTAAGTGAGTTTTTTATTGCTCTATCTCTTACAGCATTCGGTAAAGGAAGGGTAAGACTATAAAAAGATGTTTGAGCTAGATTTAGCAGCCTCGATTTAATCTCATCTGTCTTTAAATTATAGGGAACTTGAGCAGCCATCTATAAATACTTTTACATTATATATTATGTATATAAGATGGCAGAGAGTATCAAAAGTAGATACAAGCCAAAATACCCTAAAAAGTATAAAGGTGACTATAACAATATTATATGTCGAAGTAGTTGGGAACGAAAGTTCTGTTCTTGGTGTGATTTGAATGAGAATATTGTTGCTTGGGGAAGTGAAGAATTTTGTATTCCCTACTATGATCCAACTGCACGTAAAATGAGAAGATATTTTCCAGATTTTATCATCAATGTGAAAGAAACCACTGGGAAAATAAAAACATATGTAATTGAAGTAAAACCACTGAAACAAACTCTTCCACCTAAACCAAAGAAAAGAATGACTAAATCATTTCTTTACGAGTGTAAAACATTTGAAGTAAATAAAGCAAAGTGGAATGCTGCATCTGAATGGTGTAAAGATAGAAAAATTGAATTTAGGATTATTACTGAAAACGAATTGGGTATCAAGTAATGCCAAGGAAAACTCTTAAAGAAAGAAGAGAAAGGGATGCAGCCCGTAATACACCAGTTCGCATTCAAGAACTTCAAGAAAAACTTGATGGTTCTGAAGATGCTGATCTAATTATGATGAGTATTTTGGAAGTATTCACAAAAACTGAGTGGGTTCCTGAACCAGGAAAATATTATACTTTTTTATACATAGCAAAGAGTCCTGACATTACATATGACGAACATCCATTAATTGCATGTATGGAAGTTCTTCGATGGGGATTTAGAGGATTGAACTTTCATTGGGGAACAATGAGAAATTATACATGGGAAGAAGTTGTAGGAGCATTACATGTAGTAAATAATGACGAAATTGAATACTTAAGATCATTATCCTACGCTAAGTATCGTACTAAATAACTAAACTAGAAGAGTAACATGTCTCAAGCTTTTTTCTTAGACAATAAAACATTCAGACTTGAAGTAGATGAATCTACTAAAAGTGCAAAAGTAGTGCAAACTAATATAAAAGCCTTTACTGCAGAACAAATAGATCATGCAAAGAAGAATGGATATTATAAAGATGGTCCTCCTCCTACAATAGAGTGGGCAACTATTCCAAATATAAATTTGAGAGGAAAGAGATGGATGAAGGTTGATGGCGCATTACCAGCCGAATTTGCAAAAATACTTAATGATGAAGGATCAAAAGCAATATTTCGTCAAGCACTTGGAACAGATTCACCTAATGAAGGAAAAGATCAAAATACTGATTTCTTAGTTACTGGTCAAGCAACGGAAGGACAAGGATTGAGAGCAGATGCTAACAGAGGACAAAAACCAAAATATTTCTTTGCTTATTATCCTTTAGCAGAAGTAGGTGGATATGATTACTTGCAAATTGTATGCAAAGAATATAAAGCAGATACAATGATTGCAAATCTAACTAAAGATTATGATACAACTCCTGCTCAAGATCCAAGAGACAATAATGCAGAAGATAATAGATCTACAGAATCTGTAGAGGATCCAAACACATATAAAGGGATAAAGTTATCCAATGTAATGGAAATAAAAAGAGCAACATCTAGATATCAAACTGGAAGTGTAACTAAAGGGATAGTTCAACTTCCAATGACAGGTGGATTAAGTGAAGCTAATAGTGTTGATTGGGGTCAAAGTTCATTAAATGCAATTCAAGCAATGGGTGCAAGAATAGCAGGAAGTACTATAGATAAACTTTCAGATGGAGATGGTGGTGGTGCTATTAGCGCAATTACCAATGCCATAAAAAGTGGTGCAACAAATATAGCAGGAATCGAAAAAGATACTTTAATTAGTTATTTTGCTGGTCAAGCAATAGGTGTTGGTGGAGATCTTTTAACCAGAGGATCAGGAATGGCACTTAATAACAACTTAGAACTTCTTTTCAAAGGACCAACTTTAAGAAGTTTTAATTATAACTACAATTTTACTCCAAGAGGACCAGAAGAAGCACGAATGGTAAAAGATATTATATGGTTCTTTAAAAAACAAATGAGACCTAAATTAGGACCACAAAGTATATTCTTAAAATCACCCAACGTATTTAAATTAAAGTACATGTTTAAAGATGATAATGGTGATGAAAGAGAACATCCATACTTAAACAAAATAAAAATGTGTGCTTTATCTGGAGTAAATGTAAATTATGGTGGTGGACAATATATGACATATGATGACGGTTCAATGACTCAATATCAAATGCAACTATCCTTTTCCGAGATAGAACCAATATATTATGACGATTATGGTGAAACTCCTATGCATGGACATTATAATGACTCACAGTGGGAGGTATAAGTAATGGCAAGAACATATTTTAGACAAGTTCCAAATTTTGGATACGTTAATCGTAATAAGGATGAAAAAGAAATTTCCAATTATTTGATTGTAAAAAACCTATTTAAAAGAGGAAAATTAAGAGAAGACATTTTTGGCAATCTAAACTTTTTTACTAAGTATAAAATTGTTGGAGATGATAGACCAGATAATGTAGCAAATGAAATATACGATGATCCCAATCTTGATTGGGTTGTTCTTCTCTCAAATAATATATTAAATATTCAGGATGAGTGGCCATTACCACAAAAAGCATTCAATGATATATTGATGGACAAATATAAAACAACCCAAAACTTGTATAGTGGAATTCACCACCATGAAACAATTGAAATAAAAAATAGTAGAGGGGTGACAGTTCTTGAAAAAGGTTTGCAAATACCTAGCACATGGAGAACTAATGGAAACTTTATCCAAGTCAATAAAACTACAATCAACCAAATATTTGCTGGAATTGTAGGTAGTCCATCATCAACTGTTACTATAACCATGAATAATGGTATTAAAGGACTTAAAGTTGGTGATGAAATACAAATTGCAAATGTTTCAGATAACTCCTTTAATGGTAGATTTGTAGTTAAAACAGTGTCTAGTAATGATGGATTTGGTGTATCATTTACATATCAACTACCATCGACTCCAGCAATAGTATCACCACCACTAAATGGTACTGAAGAAGTTCTATTTACTGTAGATGATAATATTGCAGTCGGAAATGCATATTATTATGAATATTATGACGATGGTATAGGAAGTTATCAAACTATCCCTTCTTCTCATATTTTAAAAGCAATAACCAACTATGAATATGAATCTGAAATAGAAGATGCTAAAAGAAATATATTTACACTAAAACCACAATACCTAAATGTTGTATTTAATGATCTAGATGAAATTATGGAATATAAAAAAGGTTCCACTCAGTATGTGAGTGAAACCTTGAAGTATGGAGAAAATATTAGACTTTACGAGTAATTAC